ATCAAGATGGAGCTTCATTAGCTGGTCCATCAGAACAAAACTTTAGAAAATCCCGTCGTCCTGTTCTCGCACCATTTGGAAAATATCCCGGCGGCGCTTACAACAGAACCTATAAAGCTGGTGGAGACTCCATTAAAGAAGATTATGGAAGAGATGGTTATGTTGCTTTACCAAATTCCCGTACTACTACAAGACAAGCAGACGAGTTTGGCATTGTTAATGGTTGGGTAAGAGCAATTACTGCGCCAATATTAGATGTATTACGTCCATCTCGCAAAGAAAATGTGATTGGTAACATGCGACCAAATGGTAATGCTGGTGGCAACTATGGTGTAAATGAGGCTCGTGTGTGGAATCCAGCAGATCGTACCAAAACTACTATTAAAGAACAAACTATCGATAATATTCGACCTAATGGTAATGTTCAAGGTACGTACGGTGTAAATGATGGTGGTTACTTGTCAGCAGAATATCAACCTGTAGCCAATCAACGTGACACCACAAGTTGTCCATACACAGGAGACGCGGGTGCGACGCCTTGGTCAACTGGTCCTGTTGATTACACGGCTTATCGTAATGCGCACTTAAATCCAAATAAAGAAGAATTAGAAGCAGCTGAAGGTGCGTATGAAAATACTGGTAATATGTCATTGTTTAATGATATGCAAAATGTTTCAGTCGGTAAAATCGGAAGCATACAACCCGGAAAAATGATTCCAAATATGCCAAAACAAACTGTTAATGTAAATACTTATGGTTCTCTTGGTGGTAGAAATACAAGAGAGACGTCGCAAGATTGTACTAGGAATAATCCTGCAATGTTATCAGCATTTAATAGTAATCCTTATACTAAATCTTTACATAGTGTCGCTTAATTTGATATAACTTTTAAGATAAAGTTATATTAAACATAAGTAATAAATAACTAATAATGGAAGAATTATCAATTCATAAAGAAGTCAAAGCGAAATTATCTGTTTTTATTAATGAGAAAAAGATACCTCACATTATATTTTATGGTCCTTCCGGATGCGGCAAACGAAATGTATTACGGTTTTTTATTCATCAAATTTACAAAACACCTGAAAATATAAAAAAATACGTCATGTATATTAATTGTGCTCATAGTAAAGGTATTCGTTTTATTCGAGATGAATTAAAATTTTTCGCCAAAACAAACATACATTTACATCATGGAAGTATATTCAAAAGTATTGTTTTATTTAATGCAGATAAATTAACAACTGATGCGCAATCTGCTTTGCGCCGATGTATTGAACAATTTAGTCATACAACACGATTCTTCATTGTGATAGAAAATCAAAATAAATTATTAAAACCGATTCTCTCCAGATTTTGCAATATTTTCATTAAATTACCTAATATAAACGGCAATGCATCTAGTTTACACTTATACAAACAACAATTTAATACAAACAAATATAGAAAACTAAATCTTAAACGTCAGCAATGGCTACAGAAACAGTTAGAGAAAAAGTCTAATTATTCAAATAATGATAAGTGTTTATCATTTGCATCAAAATTGTATGAAAAAGCTTATTCGGCTTTAGATATTATGTCTTATATACAACATGATATGAATATTGAGGATAAAAGGAGATATGCTAGTTTAATTTATTTTGATAAAGTTCGTAAAGAATTTAGAAATGAAATTTTACTGATATCATTTATAATAAATATTGTATTTATGCGTCCGGAACTATGTTTAGAAAATATACAAGAAATGTAAATGGACGATTATAACACCTCCGTACTTTCAGAAGCAAAAAATGAATATTCAGCAAATCTAGTGAATATTTTAACACCACTTATTATTCAAGGATTGCAATCTATTTTCAAAGAAGCATGTAATTTATGCCAGTCTAACGATGAAGATAGTAAGTATTTAATGACATTTCAAAATTTTTTAACAAGGGTTCCTAAGTGGAATCAAGAAATTATTAATAATGAAACAAAACGAATCATACAACAAAGTAAATGTAGTTATTTAGAAGATCTTTTGACATGCGTTCATATTACACAATTAAAGGTTTTAACTAGCATTCGTGTAGCGACAAAACAAAAGAAAATCGATATTGATATTCCAAAACTAACTGATTTTATTCATAAAGTATATATTAAATGTGCCCGCAAATGTTATAGCAATGTTTATTTATTTGAAACAGATGTTGCTCCTTTAACGCAGCAAAAAAATCTTCGCGAATGTGAAACAATTTGTAAAGAATGTATATTAAATACTGTGAGAGAGAGTATGCCAGTAGAAAAGATTTTGAGAGCATATATTGACGAAACTACAGAGGAAGAAATTGTAGAGGAAGAAGTAGTTGAACCAGTTAAGGAAAATGAGGACACATCTGGTAATATGCAAGATACAATTTCCGCAGAGGTACAGGAAGAAATTAAGAAAGCTGCTGACGCTATCAAAGACAAAGTTACAATCAATAAAGATGAAACCGAAACTCCAGAAACTAAGAAAGAGAACATCAAACTAGAAATAACAGATACAATCCAAGATTTAGAAGCCAAAATAGAAGCCAAAAAAGAGGAAACAGAATCAGTTAGTACACCACAAGAAACGTTGAATATTGATACATCAACAATTAAGATCGCCACAGAAAAACCGGCAAGCCCTGTTGTAAAAGCTACTAATATTTCATTTAATGATACAGATAGCGTGGTTAAATATGACACAAAAGATAAGCCTTCTAATACACCAGAACCTGAAAAGGTTACTGCACCAAAAACAATAGAAAGATTAGAAGAAATAAGTCATGTAAGAAATGAACAAAGAAAACTAGAGGAAGCCGAAGAAGATGATGATGATGAAGAAGATAAATTAACTATTTTTAATGAGGCACCGTCATTGAAGTTGGATGCTTTAGACGTTCAAATTTTAGATGATTCGTTGGCATTAAAGAAACCACCAGCATTAACCGGAGTTGAAACACTTATTTAATGCGGAAAAATATTAATATGATTCTTGCGACTTATATTAATGAATACTTATACATTTGTAGGCGCTTTAGTAATAGCTGGATTATATTTGTTATTGCGTTTTCTAGAAATGAGATTTGTTTTAAAAGAAAATAAACCATTGAAAGTTTTATTAAAAGAAGCCGTTATGGTATATCTTAGTGTTTTAGGAGGCGATTTCATCTTACAACAAGTAGCTCCTTTAAAAAGTGCAATTAGCGCGCCCACTGTTTTTACATCTCCTCCCGATTTTTAATCGTACTTAAATATATATATGGCAGCGCCTAATCTTCAACGTACACCATCTATAGAGCAGAGAGACGTTTTTAGAGAGCATGATGACAATGTTTTTAAACCCAAACCCCCAATTGTGGAGACTGGTCCCCTTGATGATGCACTTTTAAAACGCAAGCGTCAATTTCAAAAAAAGAGGGACCTAACCCAAAAATCATTTAAATCGACATATGAGCATATAGAGCCTGCGGATATGCTTAAGAATCGACGTTCCGGTATTACTCGCAGAGGAGGGAAGAGAAAACGTCGCAAGACAAGAAAACGAAGAAAAAGGCCAAAAACACGTAGAAGAAAAAAGGATAGACGCAGACGCAGGCGCAGACGCAGAACTCATAAAAAATAATTTTATATATCTTAATTTTTCATTAATATATATTAAGGATACCTTATCATTAATCCGTTTGGAAGTCTAGGCGGAACATTAGTGCCAACTTCTGGTAATTCGTTAAAATTTCCGTAGTAACAAGCTGTATGAGATGGCCATTTACCGTCTCTAGAAACAATATTCCACCAATCGCTAACTATATGACCTAGTAAATGTGCTCTTGTGAGTGTTGGATTATCTCTGTATAATATTAATGCATCATCGGCCAATAAATATTTTTTTGTCGAATCTACTCTTTTCATGGCTTGTATAAATCCATATAATATTTCATCTTTTTTCAAATTTGATGCTTGTCGTAGATGTCGAAACCAACCGTCGGTTTTTTTAAGAGAATGTTCTTCTGCCCATTTATTACACTTTTCCATAAAAGCTTGTTGCGTAGGCAAACCTTTTTTTCCCTTGAAACAGTAACTACAATTATAGTTGTACATTTTAACACCATAAAATCGCTTACATTTTTGACATAAATAGTCTTGTAAATATTGTTTTCCGTTTCGTAGAGGCATGTTTATAGATTTAACATTCAATAAATCTATAAATTATTTTCAATTTAATTTAATGCTAAACATGGCATTTTATCAACATCAACAATTTTCGCTTTTTTACTAATTTTTTTACGAGACACAATATATTTATCAAAAAACGGACCTTCAAATTGCGCTTGTGGCGTATGTTTATGAACTGTTCTAGCTATCATTTTATATAATTTAAAATCGGGATAACGTTCGTCTCCATTCTTTTTATATAGAATATTTCTACCTTTATCATCTTGAGCCCATTCAACCATTAATTTTGCAAGATAGTCCATTGGTTCAATATCATCCATATCTTCAACAAAGTAATCAAACAAAGAACATGCTAATCTGCATAAATCAAAACTCATGTTTGGCTCTAGTCTAGGTTTTTTAGAATTAAAATATGGTCCAAAATTGTATTGTGTTGCAGCATCACCTTTTGAATGATAACTGTCACTACATATAGTTCTTCCTTTATATTTATAAATTGCTCTGCCAAAATCTATAATTTTAAATATTCTACCATGTGTGGGTACTTTATAGTGTCGTTGATTATATCTATAATATAAATACTGTTTTTCTGTTTTTTGAAACATGATATTATTCGTATGTAAGTCATTGTGAGTAAAATGAAATACCTTTTGATAAATAATTAACATCATTACAATTTGGAATAAACAGGCTCGCCATTCAGCAGTACTCATTTCATTTTCTTCACTTAATAAAGAATCTAATGTACCGTCTAAACATTCCAAACAAATAACCTGTGTTGGGAAGTCAAATAATATACTATTCACTTCTATATCAGAATCCAAACTACTTTGACTACTAGAATATTCATCATCATTATCATCGCTGTTTTCATCGGAGTATGATTCGTCATTGCCGTCTTCTGAACAACTATCAATTGTATTTGATGACCTAGACGAACATGTTGAATCAGTCTTTCTTGATTTACTTGTAGGAAGATCAAATTCAAAAACTAAATTAGGCTCGGTTAACTCTACATTAGAAATATCCGATAAATGGAATACCTGCTTAAAATCATCATTATTAATAGAAGAAACATCTTTATTCTTGACGTTTTCTCCTATATTTAATTTTTTCTTATAGTTGCGTGTATCATATTCAGTTAGCATACCGATATCTAAATTTTCTATTTTGAATTGTTCATTTTGATTTTTATGAAAATAGGTAGAATCGTGTAAATAATCTATATCATCCGCTATGTTATAAATAAACTCTTTTTGAATACCCAAGAAAGAGCCATAAAAATCTAACCCATGAGGAAAATAACAACTGTGATAAAGTTGGCTTGTCAAATAAGAGAAAAAACTATCTACATAAGCAGAATTATTTGGGTCTAATACTTTCTTGTGACAAATATTTTCATTTAATTCTGGTAAAGTAGTCTTTTTATTTTCCCCTAAATCTTCATATTTACCCACCATATATTTCACAGGATCTAATAATGGAGAGAATTTGAAAAAACAAAGTTTGTTTTCTTTTTTGTCACCTGAGCTAATTGTGCAATTATACTTATTGCGTTTATTTGTAGGTTCAACTTTAATGATATGGAAATGATGATTTAAATTTAGATTTTTATAATTGGTTTCTTTTAAAGAGAAAAACTGTTTATACAAAGGAATATAATTCTGTACCTTATGAATTCCTATATTATTGAATGATTCAAAAAGAGCGCTATTATCGTTTTTTTTATAATACAAGTCAAACATTAGTTTTATTAGATAAAATTAATAGTTTCTTTAAACTTATTTATTTTGCGTAAATTTAATATTATTTTTAATATCATTTGAAAGTAATATGAATCTGGAATTAAAAAAGTTCGATATGAAAAATATCAAATTTGATTCTAAAAAGGCTTCTGGCCCTGTTATTGTTCTCATAGGAAGGCGTGATACAGGTAAATCATTTTTAGTAAAAGATTTATTATATCATCACCAAGATATTCCAATAGGAACAGTTATTTCAGGAACAGAAGCTGGGAATGGTTATTATGCCAAAATGGTACCTAAATTATTTATTCATGATGAGTATAATACAGCTATTATTGAAAATATTTTGAAGCGTCAAAAAATGGTAATAAAACAAATTAAAAAGGAGAATGAGGCATATGGTAGGTGTAATATTGATGGTAGAGCTTTTGTTATTTTAGATGATTGTTTATATGATAACAGTTGGGCACGAGATAAATTAATGCGACTTCTATTCATGAATGGTAGACATTGGAAAATTATGTTAGTAATTACAATGCAATACCCTTTAGGCGTTCCTCCTAATTTGCGAACTAATATTGATTATACTTTCATTCTTCGAGAACCGTATATCAATAATAGAAAGAGAATTTATGAAAATTATGCTGGTATGTTTCCAACATTTGAGAGCTTTTGTCAAGTAATGGATCAATGTACAGAAAATTATGAATGTCTTGTTATATCCAATAATGCAAAATCAAATAAATTGGATGAACAAATTTTTTGGTATAAAGCTGACCCACATAGAGATTTTAAATTAGGTTCTAAAGAATTCTGGGAAATGTCAAAAGATATGGGTTCGGATGATGAAGAAGAATCATATGACCCAAAATCCCAAAGAAAGGGACCACGAATTAATGTTAAAAAGAGTAGATGGTAATTAGATTTTATTTTCAACTCTATCGAACTTACCACCTCCTAATCCTCCTCTCTTTTCTAAATTTTTTCTATGAAAGGCTTTGTAATCGAACGTACAGTTATGACTTTCTGCGTTTGAATGTAAACTACAAAACCTTTTCTCACATCGACAATCATAAGCGGTAATAGGTAATTTCTTCCTACAGCCTTCCATTTGGCATCGTTTCGGTTTTTTCTTTTTCTTTTTCTTTTCTTTTTTTGGTTTTTCCACTATTGGTTCCTTTGTTTCAATTACTTTATCTGTAACTTCCATTTTTTTTGTCATTGGAGGAAGTTTATCGTTAAATGTAAACTTGGGTTTGCAATTATCAGTCATCTTTTATTGTATATATAAATTAATTTTGTAAATCAATTTATAAAACTATTTAATCTTTTTTCTCTGTAACTTCCATTTCAACTGAATTTGCTTCTTTTTGAAGTGCTTTTGTATTTTTGTCACCTTCTCGCGTTCTAATATTGGCACCGTCAAATAATTCTTTTCGAATATCAGCCGATGAAACATTATCTCCCAATCCGCTTTCCGTGGTATTCATATTTGCAACACCGACAAGATTACCATCATCATCGATATTTTGTGTTAATTTATTACCACTTTGTTTAGCGACCTTAACATTCTCTTCAATGGCAGCTCGTTTTGCTTCTTTCACACGTTTCTCAAACGCAACTTTTGCATCTTTCTCGTTCTGATTTTTCTCATGCATCAACTGATTCAATTCATCTTCCAAATATTCAACGCGCCCGGTTTTGTATGCTTCAGGATTCCAAGGCATCCACATTCCAACAGGTCCTACATATACATCATGATTTGGGTCAACTTCTCTAAGCATTCTACATCTCAACTCCGCTTCTTGTTGAGTAGGATACGCTCCTCTTACTTTAATACCTCTAGTACTGGTTTGAAAATTGTATCTTTCCAAAAACTCCTGCTCTAATTCTTCATCTTTAGCATCTAAGAAGTTTTTATAGTCGTCATCTATACTAGTTTTAGCCAAATCATCAGCTTCTGATTTGGTATACTCTTGAAAATCGGCCATAACTTTATCAAAATCCAAATTGTACTTAAAAGACATAAAATTTAGAAACTGTGTAAATTTCTGAGTTGATTTAGAGAAATCCCAATGTTTTAGGAATTGTTCAAAGTAAAAGATTGATTTGTGTTTAAGGATTTTTTCTGGTGAAACAAAAGATACACAAACGAATTTTTGACCGGCAATTGGCTTATCTTCCTCTAATAAATCAACATATTTAGGATTTTTACTGCCATCGCTATTCAATTGTCTCTGATAATTACTTTTTTGTGCCATTATAATTTATTTTAAGCTTTCTTATTTTAAACTATTTTTTTGGTTATATATATTTTTTTTTCTTGATGAATTATATAAAATGCTCGGACAATTGGGACAAGTTTTAGACATTGGCGAACTCGTCAGACGCATCGTGAAATACGTTGTTGAAGGTATCATGGTTGCTATCGCAGCTTACGCAATTCCTAAGCACTCAATGAAACTCGATGAGGTTATGCTTATTGCATTGACCGCTGCTGCTACATTCAGTATCTTAGATACATATGTACCAAGCATGGCAGTATCTGCTCGCTCTGGTGCTGGATTCGGTATGGGTGCAAATCTTGTTGGATTCCCTCGTTAAGTAATTTTATATAATTATTATTAGTTTTAATAAAAATTATATTGTAGGAATAAATTCCCAATGAAGTTCTTTACATATTTTTTTCCAAATATCATCTTGTTCTATTCGTTTTACAGGGTCTTTTAACATTGGAAAATAAGATAAAAACTTTGTTTCTCCTAGTAATTCGCACATCTTATATAGAACATAGTAATAATTGAGAAAATTAACTCTATCATCCGGACAATGTTTCGCATAAGGTTTTTGAATATCCATGAACAAACAACATAACGTTTCTTCCAATTGTGGTTTCATAATAGGAGGTTTAATACCCAATTTATCTTTTATAAAAGGTATGTGTTCATAATACTTATTATACCCTAATTTCTTTAAAATATCTTTGGCCTTTTTGTTACTCATTTGTTTTAAGGTAATCCTTTCTTTTTTGATTTGCAATCGAATATTTTGCAAAACCTCATCTGGAATTTGTGTTGTTTCTTTGGCTTGGAATTGAGCCAATATTTCTCTAAAATGATTAATTCTTTTATAAGCATAAAAACATACTTCTTTAGGTGGTTCCTTATAAGAAGGCTTTTCATGTTCAATAATGAAGTTAATTTGGTTTGAACATTTCTTACAAATCATAACGCCTTCTGATTCAACAGGAATTAATTCCCCACCACATTTTTCACATACTTCGTGTTGATGAATATAATCGTTTATATTTAAAAATGATTCATCAATATTAGTTAAATATCTTTGAGTATTATTCACTTCTTGTTTGGTAGTTTTACTTACTTCATTCGTTTTACTAAAAAATGAATGTAATACTTTAGTTTTACTATCATTGCCATCTGCCAATTCTTTCTTTTTTTCATAATAATCAAATACATATCTTGAATTATCTAATAAATAGTTCTTTTTTTTCTGTTCATATTCTTTAATTTGTTTTGAACAACTTTTAATACTATCTTCTAGTTCTAATTTTTTATCAAGAGTAATGTTCTTTTTATTTAGCTGTTTTTTATATTTTTGTTTTTGTTTTTTTAATTTTGGAATAATAACCTCAGCTATATTTTGAAATTCATTCATTTTTTCTTGATGTTTACTATCTACCGTAACATTTGATTTTTTAGATACTACAATTTTTTTATTAGCCTTTGGCTTAAATGACGGCATTAAATAAATAAATTGCTATTTATTTAATTATGTATTTGTTAATAAAGTTAATTTTAATATTACTTTTCTCTCCAAAATCTAATGAATATTAACCATGATATTAAAATGCCTTTGTTAATTGACCCAATCAAATTGCACAAGATGGCATTTCTTTATAATGCTTTAGAAGAAGGTTGGAAAATAAATAAAAAAAAAGACATGTATATTTTCACAAAAAACCATGAAGGAAAAAAAGAAGTTTTTTTAGACAATTATTTAAAGACTTTTTTAGAAAATAATTTTGATATAAATAAAATTATTAATCAAAATAATCAAGAGGATAGTTAGATTCTTATTTAAAATTATTTTTTTTGTATGAAAGCATAATTTTAACTTAATTAAAACGTTAAATGAAAATTTTTTTTTCTTTAGCAATAGTATAACAAAATGGGAGGTGGATTAATGCAGCTCGTAGCCTATGGCGCACAAGACGTTTACCTTACAGGTAACCCACAGATCACTTTCTGGAAAGTGACTTACCGCAGACACACTAACTTTGCAATGGAATCTATTGAACAAACATTTAACGGACAGGCTGATTTCGGACGCCGTGTTCAGTGCACTATCTCCAGAAATGGTGATCTTGCATACCGCACATACCTTCAGGTCACTCTTCCTGAGATTGGCCAAGAGGGATGCTGTGGAACTGAGCCTGCCAACTGCGAGAAAACCTACGCACGTTGGTTGGACTACCCTGGTGAGCAGCTTATCTCTATGGTTGAGGTTGAGATTGGTGGTCAGCGCATCGACAGACAGTACGGAGACTGGATGCACATCTGGAACCAGCTTACCCTTACCGCTGAGCAGGAGCGAGGATACAAC